GTATCAGTATGACGACATGCTCTTCAAGCAGGTGAGCCACTTGGCTGATGCGAAAAATCACGGTCTTGTCATGATGATCGACTATTCTGGGTCTATGTATAGCGTTCTTCCTAACGTGATTCGGCAGACTCTGACCCTTCTGATGTTCTGTAAGCGTGTCGGTATCCCGTTTGAGGTCTATTCCTTCACCTCCATGGGTGGTGGTGATGCTTGGGATTCTGTTCGTGAGGCCAAGCGTAAAGCGACTCCGAGTGTGACCCATGTCAATGCGGGCGAACTTTCGCTTCTGAAGTTGTTTGACTCGTCCATGTCAAAGCGTGATTATGATGAGGCGTTCCGTACTATGTTCTGGTACACCGAAGATATGTATGTTGCTTCCGAGTTTGAGGCGTTGGGCGACACACCGCTGAACACGGCTCTGATGGCCATGCAATACATCATCTCCGACTTCCGTGCGAAGCACCGCGTTCAAAAGATGAGCTTTGTGTCTTTGACCGACGGTGATAGTAATACTCTGCATGTGAAGCATGGTGTTGATGGTGTCAACCACTCCCGTGACATTTCGGTTGACGTGAACGGTAAGATTATCAAGGTTGATCGGGGCTCGTATAGCGGTCGTAAGGCAACCGAGGCTTTCACCAAAGCTATCTCTGACATGGGTGTGACCACGCTGAACTATTTCATTGTGAATCGCCCGCGTGATCTGACCTATGAACTGGAGCGTTCTCTTGATACGTATCGCACCTCTGATGCGGTCAAGTCCAATCGTCGTGCGGCGATCAAAGACGGTGTGGCTGTTCTTGATAATAACTATGGTTATGATCGTCGGTTCATTCTCTTGGCTAATAAGATGGGTGAGACCATTGAAGACCTTGAGGTTGATGCTGATGCTACTGTGAGCAAGTTGGCGAAGGCATTCACCAAGTCCAACGGTTCCAAGAAGCGTTCCAAGTTGATCACCCAGAAATTTGCCGAGTTAGTAGCATAAAAATGGTGGGGAGGGGTTGACATTCACCTCCCCAATGATTATCTTATTACTGTAACGGCGATGATGCCAACAATCCACCAAACGGAGTTTCGTTATGAATACCATGAACCAGTCCCAGCTTTTTGATGCGTTCGCCGCAGCAAACCCGAACCTCGACTCGTTTTCTCGCCACGATCTTTATGATTTTGCTGAGTCTGTCGGTGCCAAGCGCGGCACGGCTTCGGGTCTTCTGAAAAAACTTCAGAAGGGTGGTCGGGGTGTCTTCAAGATGGCGCTCTCTTCGTCTGCGCCGACTTCAAAGGTCATCCAGATGCCTACTGCTCAAGCGACTCCTGCGGCACAGGCTAAGGTTCAGTCGGTGTCTTCTGAAGAGGTCTACGTCCCCGAAAAGGACGCTACGTTCGTTCGGTGGGGCTACTTCTCTGACGTGAAAAAGATCATTGAATCTGGTATGTTCTACCCGATGTATGTCGCTGGTCTCTCTGGTAACGGTAAGACCATGATGATTGAACAGGCCTGCGCCAACGCAAAGCGTGAGTATGTTCGCGTCCAGATCACTCCCGAGACTGACGAAGACGACCTGATCGGCGGCTTTCGTCTTCTGAACGGTGAGACTGTCTTTGCTAAGGGTCCTGTGATCAAGGCGATGGAAGCTGGTGCGATTCTTCTCATTGATGAGATTGACCGCGGCTCTAACAAGTTGATGGCCCTTCAGGGTGTTCTTGAGGGCAAGCCTGTTCTGATCAAAAAGACTGGCGAGGTTGTTCGTCCAGCCCCTGGCTTCAACGTGATTGCTACTGCAAACACCAAGGGTCAAGGTGACGAGGCTGGACGCTTCATCTCTGCGACCATCATCGACGAGGCTTTTCTTGAGCGTTTCACTGTGACTCTTGAACAGCCCTATCCGTCGGCTTCGATTGAAAAGAAGATTGTCAAGAATCACATGGATAAGTTTGGCGCTTCTGATGACGAGTTTGCCGAGAAGCTGGTGAACTGGGGTCAAGCGATTCGCAAGACCTTTGAAGATGGTGGTGTTGACGACATTATCTCCACTCGCCGTCTGTGCCACATTGTCCAGACCTTCTCCGTCTTCAACGACCGTAAGAAGGCGATTGAACTCTGCGTGAACCGCTTTGACGTCGATACTCGCGCGGCCTTCGTTGACCTCTACGAAAAAATTGATGCTGAGGTTGGTGACGCCGCATCGGCCAACGTCTCTTCTGATGGCGTCTACTCCTACGAAGACGACAGCCCGTTCTAAGTCGCTTCAAGTCTAAATAGAAGGGCGGGAAGACTCGCCCTTTCTAGTAAAAAACGAGGTATGAATGTCCTACATTATCGTAACACTGATTGGCCTGTCTGTTTGGTATCCTATGGAATGGGTTCTACCAACACTCGCGGCTAGTACAGTTTTCTTTTCTCTTGTTTTCTATCATCTGATGTATAGTCTTGTAGCAGGGTTGTCCATCTCTTCTATCACCACAGACTTTGATCTGAGTACGGCATGGACGAATCAAATCACACACATAGCATCCTCTGCGGTTCTGATCGGAAGTGGCGGTTGGTTCGTGTATGTAGGTATTTTTGCTTTGCCCTGGGTGATCGTGAACTTCTTCACAAATGTTCTATCCACTCTGGTGAAGTTGGAAATCGTAAACATTACCGATAAAGATGATTGACAAGCTCTAATAAATCTTATAGAGTTATTCTGTAAGAAAAAAATGAGGCAGACATGAAAAAGGCTATCAACATTATGGCTAAGACACTGAACGCCGCGATTCTTCTCGGCATGACAGCAACAGGCGCTCTTTACTATCAAGACGTGAGCGCAAAAGAGTATGTGAACTCCATTAGCGCGGAAGAAAGGTATTGTCTTCAACAGAACATTTTCTTTGAGGCGCGTAATCAGTCCACTCTGGGTCAAGTCGCTGTGGCTTGGGTGACACTGAATCGTGTTGAAAGTTCACGGTATCCCGACAGTATCTGCGAGGTTGTTTGGCAAAATAAACAGTTCTCGTGGACGCACGATGGTAAGAAGGATCATCCTTCAGATAACATTCTAGAACAACAGGCTTGGGAAAAGGCTGGTCATGTAAAAGAGGCCGTGTTGATTGACTGGGCTATGGGTGATGAAAGCCCGATTGGCGCTTCTACTCATTATCACGCAGATTATGTGACCCCGTATTGGGCTGAGTCCTATGAGCGTGTTACCCAGATTGATTCGCACATTTTTTATCAGTAAGAGGTAGCAATGATAACACCCTGTATAGCAGTATGTAAGATAGATATAACGACCGATCTATGTATGGGGTGTGGGCGAACAAAAGACGAAATCACTCGTTGGTCAAAAATGACAGACGAAGAGCGTATGGAAGTTATGAAAAGACTTGGGTACGCTAACAGAAGAGTTGGCCGAGAAGAAAAACTTCGTCGGTATGATAGAGGCTAAAGGGGAAGAAATGTCACAAGAACCTAACAAAAATGGATCCAGTTTGAAAGACATGGACGAAAGTGAACTTATCAACTTTTGGAACACAATCTCAGCACAGATTGACGAGATTGAAATGAGTGATGAGATTGAAGATGAATTGAAGGAAGTACGGGAAGAAGCCAAAAATCTACTTGACAATGTAGTGAAAGCCTATTATAAATAAGACTGTAAACGTTGAAGCAACGTGGACACATTCTGGACCGGGGGGCGGTACCCCGATCGTCCACCATAGATACACTAAAAGTGCCAGCGGCTGAGGGTTAAAGTTATCAGCTTAGTGTATCTTTGATGGGCGATAAATAGGATCGACAGGTGTGAAAGTGAAGTGGAGTTTACCGGGTGAAGCGCGTAATAGCTTCAACTAAACTAACTGCAAACTCAAATTTTGCTCATAAGGCTCTTGCTCTCGCAGCATGAGTACTGTGGGTTTGATGCAACCTAGAAACAGAACTGCATCCGTGACTTAACGAAAGACGTCTAGGGTATGGGCTCCACCCGATAAACTACGGGCCCGCTTTCCATTTTTTTGAATCAAACAAACGAAGGAATACTATTATGAAAAATCTCGCAATGGCTACGCTTGCCGCTCTTGGTCTTATGGCTACAACCGCAACTGCTAATGAACTCACTTTTGGTGTATCAACAGAGTATGCTATTGAAGCTGAAGTTTTCACTGTTGATGCTGGTGTAGCATACACATTTGATCAGTTCTATGTCGCTTCCGTTGTCACTGGTGACAACAGTGGTCCAGACTTTGATTTTGTCGGTGCTGAACTTGAGTTTGGCTTTGAAGCATCTTCGTCCACAACACTCTATGTCCGTGTTGAAGCTGATGGTGACTTTGATTACACTGAGACAGTCGTAGGCGCTAAGGTCACGTTCTGATTTTCGTATGGGGGTGGTTACCTAATAAACTCGCGGGGCCAACGGTAAGCCCCCATTTTTTATTGTGATTGTCACATAGGTTTTACAATAATGTGATACACTCTGAGTATGTCTAAAAAGACATGATTCTAACAATCAACGGAGATACAAAATGAAAAACATTCTAACGACAACCGCCATTCTGGCTCTTACCTCCACAATGGCTTACGCACGAGATAACATTCAAATCGCGGGTTCATCCACAGTGCTACCATACGCTTCTATCGTAGCTGAAGCATTTGACGATAACACAGACTTTCCAACACCAGTTGTAGAATCTGGTGGATCTTCGTCAGGCCTCAAACGATTCTGTGAAGGTGTTGGTGAAAATACCATTGACATTGCAAACGCATCACGAGCCATTCGTGAAAAAGAAATCAAGGCCTGTGCTGAAAACGGTGTGACAGACATCACAGAAGTTCGTATTGGTTATGATGGTATTGTGTTCGCAAGTGACATTGATGGGTTCAATTTTCAGTTTACACCTAAAGACATTTACCTAGCGCTAAACGCTGAATCTGAACTGACAACTTGGAATCAAGTGAATCCTGACTTCCCAGCACAAGAGATTCAGATGTTCATTCCTGGTACAAAGCATGGTACCCGTGAAGTCTTTGAAGAGAAGGTTTTGTTGGTCGGATGTGAAGAAGTGCATGGTCCCGCCGAAACAGATGAAGCTGAAGATGCTTGTACTGATGTTCGTCAAGACGGCCGTTCTGTAGACATTGATGGTGATTACACAGAAACACTTGCGCGGATTGACGCCAATGAAGACGGCATCGGTGTGTTTGGCCTTGCTTTCTATGGAAACAATACTGATAGTCTGCAAGTCGCTACTATGAATGGCGTTACTCCTAGCGCTGAAACAATCTCCACAGGAGAGTACCCAGTTTCTCGTCCATTGTTCTTCTACATCAAGAATGCACATCTCGGTGTTATTCCAGGCTTGAAGGAATACATACAGTTCTTTATGATTGATGAGATCGCTGGTCCTAATGGTCCTCTTGCTCAGTATGGACTTGTGTCTGATCCAGACATTTCCTCTACACAACAGAAACTTTCCGATCTGAAGTGAATAAATAGAAGCATCTAACAAGGGGTGCTACATGACTGACGAAGACGCCTGGAGACGTTATACTCGCCATAGAGAATGGTTCAACAAACTCTATGTGGGTAATTTACTCAAGTATAACTGTGGCCCCTGTGGGGTCGCTCCAGGCGTCTCTGATAGATACATCGTAAGACCTATCTATAATCTGTCTGGCATGTCTGCTGGTGCTAAGATAGAGACGATTGAAGCTGGTGACAGCACTAAAGTACCGCCTGGCTATTTTTGGTGTGAAGTTTTCTCGGGACCTCAATACAGTGTCGCATACACATTTCATCACGACATCAAACCCTATTGGAAACCGCTATCATCTTGGCAAGCAATACGTGACGATAAGAACGAACTTTGGAAGTTTGATAAGTGGATTCGTTCTGATTATGCGCCAGAAGTACCAAGATCGTTCAACGTTCTTTCTGATGTAAAGGTGATCACCGTAGAGTTTGTTGGTGATAACCCCATAGAGGTGCACTTACGCGACACACCAGATCCAGACTATGATGAAATCATTCCTATCTGGAAAGACGAAGAAAAACTGATTGACAAGTACGAAGTTTTAGACTATACTTATAAGAAATCATTTGAAGACGCAGATGGTTTTATAGAGACTCCGAGATTGGGGTTCATGGTGAAAAACAAAGGAGACTGAAAAATGCTGATTTCAAGTTTTTTTAAAGAAGAAACGGAAGGTAGAATGCGGGCTGATGTTATTATGGAAGGCGGCGGTTACCAGATTCGTTATTACGATCTTTCTGGTGACCGTTTCAAGTCTGAAGACTTTCCTGGCAAGAGCCTACGCTTTGTAGAAGATGCCGCTGAAAACTGGACAATGGGGATCAAAACTCTCAATGGCTAATGTTCCTGACGTAAAGGGTAAACCTTTTGATTTGAAAGTTGATACCGACAATCACATCGTTTACGTAGGTGAAGATGAACTAGTAAGAGGTGCTAGAGAAACTTCTTTGTTCGTCAAGGCTTACATCATGGGGAGGGATCATAATAAGTTAGAAATAAGGTCATCGTCGAATCTATGACAGAACTGAATACCAAAATCATCGTAAGTAAAATCTCAAAGTACACGGACAATGGTGTTCCATTCATTGACGCCATTGTTGCTTATGCTGAAGAAGAAGGGTTAGAGATTGAAGTTCTGGGCGAGTTTATTCGCAAGTCTCCAGTACTAAAATCTAAGATTTATGATGAAGCAATAGAACTTAACATGGTAGAAAAAATCGCGAGGTTGCCATTTTAATGTCTGTCTATGTGACAAAAGACGCATTTGAACTTTACACGTATTTCTTGGCCATAAAAAGACATTTTACGTCTAACTATGACTTTTTCAAATACAATGGTAAAGTAAAAGCTAATGCTCAGTCCTTTGAAAAAAGAAAGGACAAGTTCTTCTTCTATAAACTATCAAAACGAAAGGAAGCGCGTGATCTAATCCTAGCAAACGTACTTGTTGATCCTGACATTTGGGTAGGCAACCTTCTTGAAGATAAAGCTAACGAAGTCTATAAATCTTGGTTGAAACGAAAACAGAGCTTGACATACCAGTTCAAATCTGATATAAAAGAGCTTCATGAAGATTTCAACAGAAACTTCGTTGTTGAGTCGGGCCAGCATCCTCATGTGTTGCGCCTCTACATGATGAAAAGAATCTGTCTTGAGACACTTGTAATCTTGACAGAAACAACTGGGTGTTTACTTTATTGGGAGAAGAAAATTTCTGATCCCGTGGTATTCCCTAGTATAAATAAACTTGTGGTCGCATACAGACCATTTCTAAACTATGAGAGGACCAAAATGAAAAACATCCTTTTTGAAACATTCGCACACAACGCACAATAAAGCGCATACAACGCACATACAGGAGATACAATAATGACTACATCTTTTTTCGCACTGAAGAAAAACCGCACTTCATCCTTTGATAAGTTGAATGATCAACTTCAAAAGCTGAATAGCAACGCACCCTCCCGAGACGATAACTACTGGAAGCTAGAGGTCGATAAGGCTGGCAATGGCTATGCTGTTATTCGTTTCCTTCCTCCTCCCCAAGGTGAAGACCTTCCTTTTGTTCGTGTCTTTGATCACGGATTTCAAGGTCCAGGTGGCTGGTACATTGAAAACTCTCTGACGACAATCGGACAAGACGACCCAGTGTCTGAGTACAACTCTCAACTCTGGAACAACGGCACAGATGCTGGTAAAGAAGAGGCACGTAAACAGAAGCGCCGTCTTAGCTACCATGCGAACATCTATGTCGTAAAAGACCCAGCTAACCCTCAGAATGAAGGTAAAGTTTTTCTTTACAAGTTCGGTAAGAAAATCTTTGACAAGCTGAACCAAGCGATGAATCCAGAGTTTGAAGACGAAACTCCTCTCAATCCTTTTGACTTCTGGGAAGGCGCTAACTTCAAACTCAAGGCTCGTAATGGCGATGGTGGGTATCGCACATACGAACCATCTTCCTTTGATTCGCCTTCTGCATTGACTGATCCTTCTGGCAACGCTCTGAGTGACGAAGAACTAGAAGCGATTTGGACTACACAACATTCGCTTCAAGAGATCATCGACCCTAAAAACTTCAAGTCCTATGATGAACTGAAAGCAAAGCTGTACAAAGTTCTAGGTCTTGATGGCGGCCGACACGCACCCAAAACAAAGGCCGAGGACGATGAACTCGCGGTGGACTTCACCCCTAAGTTCAAAGAGCGCTCTGCTTCAGCTATGGATGAAGCTCCATCGCCTTCGGGTAACCAAGACTTTGGTGATGACGATGATGATTCGTTGGACTTCTTCAAGTCATTGGCTGAAGACGACTAAAGCAAGTTTTGACAACCTTGCTGACAAGCTCAAAGAGGGCCTTCGGGCCCTCTTTTCTTATTGTGGGATGTGATGTCTGAAGTTCTGCGACTCAACAATCGTAGTGTTGGTAATAATCGTATCACCACCTTTGATAACGTCTCCACCTTTCATCATGCTATCACCACCTTTTACGAAAACGGGCGCGGCTTGTGACTGCATTGCTGAAGACTCGCTTGACATTTGTTGAACCTTTTGCCCTAGAGTCGTATCATCTGGGGTTGGTGGTACGATTTCAGCAGATGCGCTTTCCTTTACCTTATTGAGATATTTCAGCGTATTGCCTTTAAACCACAAATCCGTCCACGACCTGCCAGCCAATTCGGCAGCCATTTCTTCTAACTGTTCTGGGGTAGAACTTAGTATTGTCGCTCTATCAACACCAAAATCATTGGATAGAGCGATTTCTTCGTATGGTGGTTCAGAAGAACCCTTGTAGCCACCTATAGGTGCAGTTCTTACAGTGACCCCACCCAGACCTACTGCTGTTCCTGGTGTAATTGTAGTTGCTTCAAGCATCTCAGGAGTCATACCAGACATGTATTGATCTTCCTGACTCATTCTAGCGGCATCAGCAGAGGATAGTTTTCTAGTAAGGTATTCTTTTAATAGATCCATTCTTTGTTTCACAAGTTCAGGGTCATCTTCCTCAGGGTTAGTGCCGTAGTAGGCCTTGTACATATCTCTCGCCAGAATGGCAATGTCTATAGTAGCTCCACCAGTAAATGAAGGTGCGAGTACACCACCTGCTTCCATAGCTGCACCAACGTGATCGCCTTGTATCAGTCTACCAGCGGCAAATAATGTACCAGCTATAGCACCGACAACAGGCACTAACTTTATACCATACTTTGCGGAAGATTTCAAGAAGGACTTAGCAGCTTTTGCTTCATCTATAGGAGGAACACGACTTGCATCAGAGACGACAGGTAGCTTACCGTCGGTAGACACCTGTCCTGGTATGCCTGGCGAAACTCTATTTAGCGAACTATCTCCTAAATTAGGAGATTTTATGTTTGGTGAATCTGGTACAACAGGAGTCTGAGTCTTACCAACATCAGTCTGAACGTTAGGCGCTTTTTCTGGGTCAGGTACAGGTGTTCTATTTGGTGTAGTGGTCGTTGCCGTTACTGCTGACGTTCCAGCAAGCGCACCCAATAGTCCACCAAGAAGACCTTTACCACCAGCCGTCTTCATACTTTTCAGTCTATCAGCAAAGCCTTTACCAGCTTTTTTCACGCTATCGGCCACAGATGCTCCGAGTGTTGAGATTTTTCCAACGCTACCCTTGAACATGTCTGCTATCTTGCCAAGTGACCCTTTGAAGAAGTTACCGAACCCCTTGAACGCATTCTTGAACATCTTGCCTAGATTCAGCTTACCGAGCATTTTACCCAAGCCAGTGATAGCTTTACCACCTAACTTCAACATACCGCGTAGTAGTTTGAATCCAGTGATAAGAGTTTTAATAGGTCTCAGTAAAAGCCCAAGCGCACCAACTAATGCACCAATGCCGAGAAGGACTTTAGGATCAGATAAGAATTCTAAAGCCTTTTCTTTTATACCGTCTATTAATTCGCCTATCTTCTTTCCAAAGAACCCTTCAACAAATCCTAAAAGAAATGGAGATGCTAATAATGCCCCACCAATGACTGCTGCAATTTTACCTATTGATCCTAGAGAATACTTTTCTTTCTTGTCTTCTTCTTTATCAGATTCATCAGATTTATCTCTTGGCGAATCTGACGGTGCTGGTTGATCCGACAGTAATCTTCTTCTTTCTTCGGCTTCAATGTTTTCTAACATTGCGTCCCGCTCACCCTCGGCCACCTTTAAGATTTTTCCTAAAAGAGAAGTGGTTTTTTGGTCGTTATCCACCGCAATGTTATACATTGATTCCAGAAAACTGGACTGCATAGTCAAGTTTAAATTTATAGAGTTCAACACTTCGCCGTATTTTTCTGAGTCTATGTTTGCCATTTATTTTCCCGTCGGATATTGTTTTTGATAAGTCGATTCGCTTTCAAAAGATTCAGACATAAAACCATCACCAGCAACGCCACGAATTTTTTCTTGCCCGCGCGACCAAGCCGTTACACCAAGAATCGCACCCATAGCCATGTGAAATAGACCACCAGACCCAAGCGTCAAAGGTGTCCACTGTTGTGCGACTAACCCAGATGCGAAGTTGCCTTGAAAGACTGTCCAGAAAATGGGCCCAATGATAAAATCAAAAAGACAAATGGAAATGTAGACCCACCCCATTGCAGGTCTCCATTTAGATTTTATCCAAGATTCTTTACTCATTTCGTATTTGCTTTCTGTTCTTCTATCCAAGCTAATAGCATGTCAACATAAATGTCTCTTTCAAAGGGTAATAAATTTTCTATTTCACTTATTTGGTATTTATGATGCTGAGCCAATGCAAATGTATTTTTATAATACGTAACAAGATCAATGTGACTCAGCGTTAGATAAAAAAAGTTTCTGTGCCCTCAGCAACAAATGTTTTCTCTTTTCCGTCTTTTGTTTTGTATTTCTTTTCATATCTTAATACTGGCATAGTCTCAAAAAACTCTTTAATCTTTTCTAAGTGAATTGAGGATAAACTTTCAGTGAAGTCGTTCACTTCTTCCTCAGTAAAATCTTTTAGCATGTGAACTTCTTCGCCATCCACAACTGATTCGATGCAATCTAACATCACCTGAAAAAGAGTTTCTTCGTTAGCACCATCTAGGCTCAATTTTTTTAATGATTCAATTTTAGGATATGCCATAGCAATAGAGATGTTATCGTCAATAGAAATGATCTTATTGTGGTTCGGTTTCTTTTCAACATTAATCTCGTTAATGTCAAGTTCCATATCAATAGTTTCAGAAGTCTCTGGATCACGAATTCTGAAATTCATTTTGTTATTTACTGACTTTGCTCTAATGTTGATTAAGATGTACTCCAAATCAAACATGGCTAATTTATCTACATCAATACCTTCTACACAGTTACTAATGATTTGTTTGATAGAGAGAATGATTTGATCAAAGTCTTTTGACTCTTGAGAAATAAGAAGAATCTTTTCTTCTTTTACAGTGAAGGGTCTATATTTAACCTTTTTATTTGTTGATGGTACTTTCAATTCAAACAGTGGTTGACTAATCTTTGGTAAAGTCATAATTTATGTCCTCATGTTGTTAAAATAAATTTCTAAATGCGTCCAATGTACTTGTAACTCTATTTACTGTGTCAGAGATACGGCCATCAAAAAAGAACGAATCTATAGTTCTAAAAATGTCGTTATTTTTTGAAGAAGATCCAGATGTATATGCTCCTGAAATACCAGAGGTGGTTAATGGAACAGATTCACCAACTCCTGATGTCGTGTAAGATGAATAAGAAAACGTAACTGGCATAACCATAATAGAGTCGTTGCTATCCCATGCAGTTGTTATATTACCGAGAGAGGTTGGGTATGCTCCGTTAAAAGTGTATATGTATTGTATTTCTTCTGAGTTCAACGAATACACTATTACTTCTACTGTACCAACATAATTTTCTTTATATTCTATCTGAAATGGTCTTAATCCATTGAAAGACGAGTTCAAATTGGAGTTGTCATAATTAACGATTGATTGCATCCAGCGATGGAAAAACTTCTTTACTCTAAAATTGGCATCTATCATAAAAACTGTATTCAGATTGTCATAAGGCAAATTGATTGGAAACGATTCGGCCTTACCCCAACCGTCATTCTTGACACTTGTTGTTTCTAGTGATAGTGCGGGTAAATCAACGCTTCTACAAAAAAACATAAGGTCGCTAGGAGGAATAATATCTCCAAATGCGCCTCTAGGTGGCGTTATTCTAACAATGAAAAGATTGTCTCTTGCTAATCCATACTGCGATAGCTTTGAAGAAAACTCTGCTAAGTTAAATGCCATTTATTTTATCTTTCTTTTTGAGTCAGCCCAGACAGTTGTTTTTCTTGCGCCTTGGAATCTCTCTGTCGGAAGATAGAGTGCGATATCCCATTCTGAAGGATAGATGTACAAAAAACGACTTCTAACTTGTGGTGTGAGATAATGCTTGACACAAGGTTTAAAATTATCAAATTTTGATGCGGAATTTAAAATGTTGTAATTTAGTCTAAGACTAGTTGTTTCATCGTATTTTTTGTTTGATGATAAATCGTATAGAGCATCCATGAGTTCGGCTCTATAAGTCAAAGGTAAATAGTGCAGATTGATGCCCATGAACCCACCCTTTACTTTTTTGTAAGGAAAGATCAATGGGAATCTGTCAAAGTATGGTAACTTTGCTTTGTGCTTTGCGTCATAGGTGAACATGTACATGTCACCAACTCTAGGTCTGGCTGTTAGTCTGTCTGGATCACTTTTCAACAATGCGCGTTCATTCACTGACCCATAGTTCTTTGCTGTGCTACGAAACCACTCGCGAGCCTTAGCCTCTCGCGCAGGAACTTGTCCCGCACGAATACCCTTTGTTAAAATTTCGTCAAACACTTTGGCCATTTGTTACTTGATCCCCAAATCGGTTTCGGTTACTATTTTGAACTTCCAACCACGATCTTTACAAAACTCATTAGCAGCCTTCCACTTGGCTTGATTGACGCCCCATGTTTTGACTTCTATCAAGTATCTTTTAGTCACTCTACTCTTTTTCTCAGGTGGTCTTGTCTGTGCTTTTGGTTTTACTTCAATGATTAGCGTTTCTTTCTTACCCATTGTATTTAGCTGTTTTACGATAAAGTCTGTGAAATACCGATGAACTTTACCGTCTATTGGGCTGATGTATGGTATAACAACTTCTTCGCTACCCCATTGAATGACATTAGGATGCCTATCACAGAAGCGCATAAACTTTAACTCCCATCCTGATCTATAAATAACATTAGTCGGGTCACCTAAATACTTTTTAGGATTCTTGGGTTTGAATCGACCTTGATAATATTTCATTGCATCTCGTATAAATAAGTGATAGAATTAATAAGTATTTATAAGGATAGTTTCAATGGCCACAACTCGTAATCCTCATCCACCTTCTCCTCCTGTAGCGACTAAGGTGAATGGGAGAAAGTTAGAGTATACAGGTCGCAGCTATACCTACCCACCTTCTGGTAGCAGTATATACATGAACATGAGATTTAAGAAATATTCATTCTCAGATTCAACGCGACCAGCGGCTGGTCTTAATGGTCTAGATATTATAAGATTACCATTACCAGAACAGTTAAGCGAGGCGGCTAACATTCAAGTCAATAAAGCTGAGTTGGGTGTTCTTGGTGGTTTGGCTACAGATGTGGCGGGAAAACTTGAAGGTGGTGTTATGGGCGTGGTTGATGCTCTCAGAAGCGCAGGCAGTGAAGTTGGTTCTGGGGCCAGATCGTCTTTAGAGGAAGCTATAAAAGGCAACCTTTCATCTCTAGGTTCTGATGCTGCTGGTGCAGCTAAGTATTTTGCTAGATCGACCATAAGTTCATTATTTGATGGTGCAGCATTAAGTGCTGATGTTTTAGGTGGAAACGCGATTAACCCACACGCCACACTAGACTTTGATGGAGTTGATCTTAAAACTCATCAATTCAATTGGACACTAGCACCAAGAAGTAATGATGAATCAGAGCTAATTAAAAATATCATAAAACAAATAAACTTTCACATTCACCCAGATTACGAGTCTGTGCCTGGTGGAGGAACGTTTCAATCTTTAAATCAAGCGCTATTAAGATTTCCATCTCTTGTTACGGTAAGATTGATTGGGTTAGCTGAAGATCATTATGTTAAGTTTGACTACCCAATGATGGTTTCAAACTTTCAAGTAAATTATTCTCCACAAGGTAACTCAATATTAAAAGGGGGGAAACCCGCTATTGTGCAAATGTCAATGGCGTTAAGTGAAACTGTAATAAGAACAAGACAGGATTACGCATAATGGTTGAGTATTTTAAATATTTCCCACAAGCAATTTTTGATAGCACTAGAATAATAGATATAACCAAAAGAGTTGATCTTTCTAAATCAATTCTGGGTAGCCCATATGCGTTTCTTCCTTATGTGATAGAAGATGGTATGAGACCGCAAGACTTGGCTCTATTTTATTATGAAGATGTGAAGTACACTTGGTTGGTTTATTTGTCAGCTAGTGTTATTGACCCTTATTATGATTGGCCACTTTCTCAAAGAGATTTAGATTCGTACATCATAAAAGAATACGCAGATGCTGCTAACACTGTTGGTTCGGCTGTTATAGATTGGGCTAGAAACACTCAAATAGAAGATAACATTATACATTATAAAAGTAAGACTGACGACACCATTATAACAAAAGATACATATGATTTGAGTAGTGCTATAATAACATCTGAATGGGATGCTGTTAGAGTATATGATTACGAAGTTCAAAAAAACGAAGATAAGAGAACTATAAATTTACTTGATTATAGATTTGCAAAGCAAGCTGAAAAAGAGTTAAAGGTATTGTTAAAAAATGGTTGAGTTGAACAGAGCGGGTACGTATGAACTACTTGAATTTCGCATTGCTCATATTGATGAAGATATTGAAAACCCAAATGCGTTTATAGATATAAGAGGACTCATTCACGAGTGGGAACTTCATGAGTCTATGGAAAGTGGTCATCTTTTTGGTACTGCTATTATTTACGATTCTTTAGGTATTCTTGATGATCTACACCAACGTGTAGATTCTACGAATCATTGGATTAGAGGCGAAGAACGCATTCGCATAACGTACTCAGACTGGTATCCTGATCATGAGCCTATGGAACATGAGATGTTTCTATATTCTGTGACTGATGTTCACAATGTCACCCGCGCTAAAGATGCTTTAAGAGCTTATAAAATTCATTTCGTATCTATAGAAAAGTTTTTGACTGAAAGATATCTTGTAAGACGTGGATTTAGAAACAAGTTGATTAGCGATAACGTACAAGAACTTTTTGACGAATATTGGATAAGATTATCGTCTGATTACAAGAAAACGGAACCAAAAACATTATATAAAGAAGACACTGACGGTCCGCAAAATCTTATTGTACCAAATTATAGCCCAGAACAAGCTATGCACTTTTTTGCGAGAAAGGCCTATTCTGGAGAGTCTCCAACCCAGACATGGAGATTTTTTGAAAACAGAAATGGATACTACTTCGTACCTCACGATTCATTAGAAGAGTCGCAAAATACGTTAGACGGATTCAATGGTGAGATTAAAAAATACATTCGTATTAATAAAGCGTCTAAGGATCAAGATTCACAGGGATTGATCATGCTAAGTATATTGGATATGAGACAGTCAGTATACATCAATACTTTGAAAGACATGTTGACAGGATCGTATTACAGTTCTTTGACTGAATTGGATATTCCGAATAGAACTCCGACGTTTGTAGAGTATAGATATTTGGACGAATACGAAAGCTACCCACGAACATCTTTTATGAGAAATCTTGATGGACTTTTACCGAGACCTAAACATTCTAAGAAGTTTGTTGATACGCATTTGAATACACTCAGAGACAGAATGGCTGTTAGGGATTACGGTTATCCGAATGATAATCTAAATGGCGTTAGCACAAGACCTGAGACTTATTACACAAACTCTTATAACGAAAAGAGAGTTGGTCATTCGCATTATGATTCTAACAAAATCGCATTAAAAGTCTACGGTGATACTGAAATAGTAGCAGGATCTATAATAGAATTAGATATACTTAAAGTTGATAACCAATTAGGAACTGTTACTGACACTTTAAGATCGGGTAAATATCTAATTGAAAGTATTAAAAACATATTCAGTGAAGAAATTTACTATCAAGAACTGACTGTATCAGCGTCTGGTGTTTATGCTAAACCAGAAAGAGCGAATGAGTATGTAAGAGAAAGGCTGCCGCTTAGTGAGTTCACAGAACGCGACACGTTCTTAAATGATGCTAATGGTGGTCGTGATGTAGATGGAACGAGGGCTGCTACAACGAAGACAACGAGTACGACAACCCCTGCGCAAAGAGAAAAATTATTTACCAGTGCCGCAGAGTTAGAAAACGATCCGCAGTTTCAAGCGAAGCTGACGGAAATGCAAGAAAAGTACCCTGGCCTGGAAAAGGAGCAACTTTATAAAATCATTGATGGTGAAAGTAGTTTCAACTCGACTGCGCAAAACGCTAGTGGAGCGACAGGTCTATTCCAATTCATACCATCCACAGCAGAAGGATTAGGCGTTACGACAGATCAAATTCTAAATATGTCTGCTTATGAACAATTGGAAGTTTATGATAGATACTTAGCTAAGTCAAATTACAGAGGCGGCGATTTAGGTATCATACAGGCCGCGCCAGCATACTATGGTAAACCAGATGACTTTGAAGTTTATGGCAGAAACACTAAAGCATGGAAACAAAACCCTCCTTGGAGAGGTCCTGATGGTAGAATCACTGTGGGTAGTATCAATGCTTATTACAACAATAGATAAGATTTGGAATAGAAAATGGCATCACCAGTAGGATTTACAGATTTACTTTGGTTTATAGGCGTGGTTGAAGGCCCACCAGACATAGCATACGGACGTGTTCGTGTGCGTTGTTATGGCATTCATCCACCAGTAGATACTAACGAAGTTGAGACAGAAGATTTGCCTTGGGCCGTCTGCATTCAAGGCTCTTACGGAGCAAGTTTTCAGATACCCAAAGAGTCAGATTGGGTCTTTGGATTTTTCATTGACGGTAGAGACGCACAACACCCAATGATATTGGGGATTGTTCCTGGTCAGAACATGCAAGGTCCAGCAGGGTCAGGTGGATCTGATCCGTATGTAAAAATGTCAAAGGCCGCTTTACAAGAATTTGGTAAGCCACCTCTTCATCCAGCAGTATCTGGCGAAGAGATTGAGACGACACAACTTCTACTTCAAAATTCAGTGGGTGATTCTTCAGTTCCACACGCATCTGAAATAAACAAGACATCTTTATACAAGAGTAGGTATGGTGATTCGTATATTCAGATTGATGGTAATGACAATGGCGAAATGATTCTATTGTCACACGAAAGTGGATCACATGTCATGATAGACGCTAATGGTGACATCAAAATAAAAAGTTTTGGTAATGCTTTAATGTCGGCTGAAGGTAATACCACAGAAAGAAGTGCTGGATCCAAAGTCGTTGACATTGAAGGTGCATACACGATCCGAAGTAAGAATGCCACAATTGAGGTTTCGGGTAACTTGAATCACACAGTCAATGGTAACTACAATCTAAATGTTGGCGGCAAGATCGGAATTTCGTGTGGTCAAAGTTTTGAAGTCGCGGCTCAAAGAATGACGCTAGAAGCGGTCTCTGAGCATGTCAATATCAAATCAGCCGAAAAGATCAAGATTGACGCAGGATCAGTTGCTTCTGTAAAGAGTGGCGACAGAATCTTTGTCACATCTGGCGGGCGCATGGATATAGATGTTGGAGCCGCTCTGCATTCATCAAGTGCAGGCGGAACGCATGTTACTTCAGGTGAAAGAATGTATCTAACGTCAAGTGGTAACATGAACTTGAAAGCTGGTGGGATTGTCGCAGCCGATGGTGATGAGATGCACCTAAACAGTGGATTGAGTACAGCAGCAACAGCGGCTGAGCCTACTACTGAAGTCATTCCAACTCCTCAGCTACCAGATCCTGTTGAACAAAACATGGAAAACGATTCTAATGAAGTTGCTATTGGTGAAATCGGCGGTGTGTACGCAGCTCCTTCCGCAGGTAGTGCCGCATCCTTAGATGATATAGATGAATAAGGAGACTAAAATCAATGTCAGTTTGTAAATCAGTTTATCCAGAAGTTGTTACCGAATATAGTATACCAACTAATTTTGATAGATTTTTATCTGGAAATCCAAAAGACAATTTTGATAAAAATAAACTTTCTACGATAACAATTCTAAATAACACTTTACTGAAAAACTCAGACTTATCTCAGTATCCTAGATTGAGTGAAAGAATTAATCAAGGCACAATTACTGATGAAGAGTTTGCAGACTTTTTGTCAGATAAGTCCATTGATTTAGATTTTGTGAAGGACACGTATCTAACAAATTTTCCAGTTGAAGTTGATTATGATTCAGTTAAAACACTTGTTCAAACTACAGAACAAGCTATAACTGAAACGATTAATGCTGGACAGGGGTTTAGATTCTCTACAGATATACCTACTAATATTAGAGTGATTGATAGGGATGGCTCAAGTATTATTATAGATGGATATAATATCACAGATGAGTCTGGCGTAACTTATAACATAAAAGAGATACATCTAACTATTGATGGTGAAATAGTTGGGGGTGGTAACATAACAACTGTTGAGGGGGTTACTTTTTTTATAGACCCGCAGACAGCAATAGCAAATCCAAAATTTGACGACAACAGCACAATTGCCAGTAGCGATCCATTTCTTCAAGGAAATTTTGATTTAACACCAGTGACTCCACCGAGTGTAGTTCAAGCCCCAGCCTTGAT